ATTGACGCTTTTATATCGTCAAAATTCAAGTTTGTAAATTGTTGAAGTGCCATTATAGCCTAGTCGGTTCAAGAACGAATTTGATTGATTGGGAAGGAGCAGCAAGTCCTATTATGTCATATCGAATAGAAATATCGAGTGCATTTTGATCTGGGTAGTTTTCTACTACTACATCATTCAACTTGACTCTAGGTTCATAATTTTTTACCACCATCTCTATCTCTGTCTGAATAGGTTCAATATAATCATCATTTGCTAATTCAAACAAAGCACCTGTAATCCTAGTCCCTATCGTAGAATCAAAGAATCTTTCACCTAATTGAGTACGCACTAGGTTCTGTAAGGAACGTTTGATTGCATCCTCATTTTTTAACATTACGATATCTTTCGTCACAGGGTGACGTTTCATTGATAAAGAAATATCTTTGAATGGTTGTGATGTTCTTTGAAGAGCCACTATCCGGTTATAGAAGGAGTTCTCGTGTATTTATCTATTTAGTCGTCGTCGGTTCCGAGATACTCTATATGTACGTCCTTAGGATGTGGCCATCCATTAGCATAGAAATCGTCTGCCAAGTCTTGTGTTACTTCTTCCATTTCTTCTTCCGTTATATTCTCATGTGTCTTTACACCTTCCACGAATATATCGTAATGATCGACCATACCTACTGTATTATTGCTTTTCATCGCTATCTATACAATTAAATTATTCTAGTCTTCTCATGCCCAACTCTGCACTTAGGATCTATCCATATTTCATATCCTGCTTTTTGTACATCTAAACAGAAGGAAACATCCTCTCCACACATATCCTGTACTTCACCAGATTCAAATACTTGCATCTGTGGAGCAAACCATGGATACTTCATTTGTTCGTTCTCAAATACACCATTCTTGATTAGTAACCAACCAAATCCAGAATAGTCACATGTGAATGGTTTCTTACGCTTCTGAATACCATCAAGCATTTCATGATTCATAACTCCACCATTTGCTTTGAAGTCTTCCTCTTCTAACCAATGTGCACAGGATGTGGTGTTTCCGTCCTCTGTGACGTACCAACCACCTGCTATGTCCTTATCCATCCATAGTATTCTATAGAACTGGTCTAGACCAAATACGATGTCGCTGTCGATCCATAACTGATAGTCATACTTCAACTTACCATCCCAAGGTTTCTGATCAGGACCTCTGAGAACATTTGCTCCTAGACACTTACATCTGGCAAAGTTCACCATAGATGAGTAGTCTTGAGATATTTGTAGAGTACCGCCCTTCTGTACAATCTCAAATGCTAACTGTACGAAGTTCTTGAGGAATATGTAAGATACTTGTCTACCTGGCAAACAGAAGATGAATGTCTTACCTTTTACAAGTTCTCGCGCTTTATCAATGGTGTACTCACCTTCGTCTGCGCTTTTACCACCTTTTTCTGGTGGTGTGGTTACCACTTTAAATCCTTTTGCCATTACAAGATGCTTTTCATTTCATTGTACTGCGTTATTTAGTATACGTCAATATGGTACTTTGCGGAGAAGTTCAAAGCATCACATATGTCATTTACCATAGGTTTACCCCTTACATTCAAAGATGTATTCAATAAGACAGGACAACCTGTATAATCGTACCATACCTCTAATACGTCTCTGAGGATGCTTTCGGATGTTTCTGGCACCGTTTGTACCCTAGCGGTGTTATCGACGTGTAGAACCGCAGGAATGTCCCTAGGACGCTTACATTGATAAACATAAGACATATATCTTGAATGTGCTGGCATTTCAAAGTATTCAGTAGCATGCTCTTCTAATATCGCTGGAGCGAATGGTCTGAACTTCTGTCTGCGTTTTATTGAGTTTACTACCGAGAGCACGAGGACCAAACTCAGCACGGCCATTCGCAACCCCCACGATTCCTTCTGATAAGAGTTTTGCGACAATTTCTTGCGGATCGATAGGTCTTTTTATATTATAACCCAAATATGGCGTAAATTGCACTTTTTCGCCATATGGAATCAAAGCAGCTCCTAATGCTGCTCCCGCATCGCCAGGATTCGGCATAATCCATAAATTACACATTTCTCGCAATCTAGTGTTCACAACGCAGTTTAAAGCAACTCCACCGCCATAACAGATGTTATTAGAATAGGTTTTGGCAATATTGAAGATATTCATGATTTCATACTCTAATATCACTTCCGCACTCTTTGCGATGTCATGCGGAGCACCATGAAGGTCTTTTATACCCCTATGGTTGTTTTGACCCAATAATGCGTAAACTTCGTCAATTCGCGTTGCTTCTCCGTACGCTGCCATCCCCATAAAGATATATTCTTCATCTAGCGGTTTTAGACCTGCCCATTTCGTCAATGCGGAATACCATAGTCCAATTGACTTAGGATACTCCATATTCCAGACTTTCTTATATTCCGCCTTCCCATTTACCATTTTTGCAGTCCATATCGAACTACAGTCAAATTCTCCAATACTATCGACTACAACACATGCTGCTTCGTCGAATACGCTTGTTTGGAACGCTGCTGCTGCATGAGACATGTGATGCTCGCAATAATGCGTTGGTTCCATGCATAAGTCTCTAGGTTGACGCCATGACTTCTGCCCTGCGAAATATTGACGTATTTTCTTCTTTCTCGGTCTCTCATAAAACGATATTACGTTATCAGTCAAATTTGACGCTTGTGCAATCGCTGATGCTTCTAATGATAGTCTTTTATCGTGTTTCTTCTTAGAAAACCTTTCTCCATGAGTTGCATAGACAATTTGACCGTCACGGACACATGCAACAGCACTATCATGAAAACCTTCGGAGAAACCAATCATTCCCCATCTTCCTCACTACCTATTCCATCCTCATCATCATCTTCATAGATGAAAGGGTCTTCTTGACGCAATTTCCTTAGTTTATACCACCAAAGGATTTCGTTGATTGGATTCCACATAATAAAACTATAACATACTATCTATAGTCCCACTTTTCGGGTATATAACCGAAATACGACTTGAAATTGAGATATACGGGTTTTAGCATTTCTAGTGCGTACTCTTTCACGGGTTTTGGCATTACCATAACGTCAGACTCCCATTGATCGTCCAAATACTGAATTCTGGGTGCACTAGGACCTAAATCCGGAACATACGCATTTATATGAACATCCTTTATTTCAAAATTGATAAAATCCGATAATTTCTTAGTTTCGCCATTCCAAAAGTCCTCCATGACTGTCATGTGCGTATTATCGAGTCCAAACGCATCTGCAAACTTTATAAAGTGCTGAACGTAACCAAAATCCACTCCCATCTTCTTAAATTGCCGGATTGGGTCTTTTGGATTCTGTTTTTGGCGTACTGACCATAATCTGCGGATTGGATCACGGAAAAGCATGTGAATTTTTACGTCAAACATCTTTTTCAGACATGGAGCGTATTTTAGTAAAAATTCTGGCGAACAAAATCCATTAGGATTAGAAAAGTCGCCAACTGCCTTATAATCGTTCTTGATATAATCCCAATGCTTATAATAATACTCTATGTACTTCTCAATCGTATATGGAGCACCCCAATAGTACTTTATTTCCTCTTGCGACCAATTACCGTATACATAATCTGAATCATGCGTAAATATTCGCGGTTTTCTGTTTGTAGATGATTCCTTAGAAGGTCCAAAGAAAGATTTGTAAAATTTTACTCTTTCAAAAGTATTTCTAGTCTCTGCCAGATCCATCAACCACAAATATCCCTTTTCTTTGCGATGTCCGCAATGACAATACTTATTGTACCAACCTAGTGTATAATAAAGAGGAGTGGTACCAGACCAACCGGTACCTACGTTCAAAAACAGGGTGGGTTTCATTACTGATGGTATTCAACGGTAATTTGTTCCGCAGTATAATCAGTTCTCACCCCTGCCATGATCATTTGTTGCATTTGCTCCTTTTTTTCTTCTGCTTGCTTTTTAGTCAAGACAGAAAAGACAACTTCCTTGTCTAAGTATACATCGTAGGACATTTTCCCCCTGATACTCTACATTATATATGTCTAAACCCACACTATTACTAAACCCAGG